GAATAGGGCCGCTGGATCTTCTACCAATTTACCCGGCATGCTCGCCACACTCGGAAAGTTTGCTGTATTTACTGCTGCCATGATGATGCTCCTAAAGGTTTAACCGCGTGGCGTTCCACCGGCGATTTGATCTGGATGGATGGCCCCTGCTGGTTGCTGAGCACCTCCTTGTGGTCCTGCTACTTGACCTCCGGGGCGAGGACCCGAGCCCGCAACCCCTGGCGCCGCTCCACCTGGAACCCCAGGCGAGCCCGGTTGCGGTTGCGCCATTTCGCGTTTCTTCTGCATCGCCATCATGTGCTGCTGCATGTGATTTCGGATAAGCCCGGTCGTGTCGCCAGACGCTTGACCGGCGATACGATGCTTCTGCAAGTGCTCCGAGTCATTGTCGGCTTCGTGGACGTCCACGGGTATTCCGTTCACCATCATTTCATCTTCAATCTCAGCCGAAACAGTATATTTGTTCCGATCGTCAATCAGGATCTTACCTGATAATTCAGGACCGAACACATTGTCCGTCAGGATTTCAAGGATCGGGGTGATATCGAGCCTTCGCCCATTGAGCTGCTGTGGTGGGATACCACGGAGCACGTTCATTGTGGCTATCTGCTGCTGCATGCGCTGCATGTTCATCACATAGTCAGTGCCGACCCATTGGAAATAATAACGATTGCCCCATTGCTGAGGCTCAATCGTCATCATCGCCGCTTTGACACCAATCTCGCCCATTGTCAGGACGGTAAGATCTTCCTCACGGAATTGAGCGTCATACTCAAACATTCGTTCAAGAATCTCATTGAGCATTTCTTCCTCGAAGCGTTGCGCGTGATCGAGGATGGCCACAGATTGCTCTTGCTGTTGCGCTCCAACGGCGCCAGCATTCTTACGGCCCTTGGGTTGGACGCCCATCATGGCCGGGTTGACGTCCAGGCTTTCATGGATCTGTTCTTTGATGGCCCCGCACATTTGAATGCTGTCCTTCCACAGTGCGGGGAAAGAAGCGAATTTTGTCGTGTTCGGATTGACTGGCCATACAGCGGCGAGCCCGTACACCATCATGGCGTAATTGGGGTTCTGCTCCGGGTCGGTCATTACAATGGGGAGCATGCTGTACATGGCCGAGTCCTGGCCCATGTTCCAGAAGTCGTTCAGGTTCCATTGCATCCATTTGACCGCTTCGATCTTCGAGATCCCGTTAAAGCTTCCACCGATTCTATCCACAGGGGCAGAAATAATGGGGCGCTTTTGCCCCCATTGGGGAGCCTTAATAATTCCAACAATATCATTTTCTCCAGCGTAGTACACGTAAGCGAGAGACTTGTGATCGTCGCCTGGGAACTTGAGTCGGACGGTGACTTCAAAGATGAGGGCATGTTTGCTCGTTCCTGTCGATTTGATACCGGCATCGCATGACCTCGCTTTAGGTGGGTTTCGCTTATCCTCGCCCTTCTTCTCCGTCACCCAGTCGCCTAGGTCGGTTCCTTCAGGCAGAATGAAAACTCCATCGTCCACCATGAGCTTAACTTGCTCTTTGCTCATGCGCAACTTAAGGCAGACAATCTCGGCCTTCTCGATATCGTTGCACGTTGGGGGAATGACAACCATGTCTTCGGTCGCAAAGTCTGTGATCGTCGGGCCTTCCGTGATCACTTCCTCGTCCTCCAACACTTCCTCTTTGTCGGCGCTTGGATCTTGAAGCTCATCGCCCAAGTCCTCGCCGCCAATGGTTTCCAGGATCGGATTGCGCTTGATCATGCCGGTCACACTGCGGATATCCCTGAGCCAGTCAATGTACACGTTCCATTGACCAGTCACGTCACCGGCAACATAGATCGAACGGACGATAGATTTCAGTTTAGTGGAACGTATATAGTGCTCAAGTAAAGCCAATTGAGGAAAAGGTTTCTGCCCATCGGTGCCGATGGCGTCCACATGCTTATATTTCTGGCTGAAATTTTGAGCAAGAGCCCGTTTAGTTCTCGCATTGATGGCGTCGCGTACAGCGGGAACATAGCACTTACTATTCCCCTGATATGTCTGGTTGTCGTCGGGGTCAGCATTGTAGATATTCCAATACTCTATACAGCCTTCGTCAGCTTCTTCCCGGTTCTCATAAGCGGTTGCGCACAAGGGATAAAACTTCATGCACTTTTCGTAAATGTCGGAGTCGGGCTTACCCGCCCAATTCTCGATAGGCTCTTTGGTTTCACCCTCCGTTGTGGCTGATTTGCTGTCAACCTTGCCCGGTTTAACTTGCTTCTTACGTTTAGTCACGTTTGTTCCCTAGAGCTGACATGTATGGCTGACCCATAGTGTTGTACGAATTTGCCATATTACCGCTGATCGCATTATCAGGCTTATTTATTGCATAAGTCAACACCTCAAGCCCTTCGATCAAAGTGCGCTCGGCGCCGCGCTCCGGCTCGGCTGATCGTTGCCCATCTGGTTTTACCTCCCAATGATAGCCACAGGATAGGGCTTGCATGGTGTGGCGCGCCTGGCTGTCCACCATGAACAGGCGCCGCCCCCGCATCTCCGTCCGTATCATTGGGGAGAGGCTACTGCGACCCATCGTGCTATGGTCGCCCCGATTGGCCTTGTACCCCGCCGTCTTTAGTGCAGCCATAAGGGGGTTCCGTCCGACTTGATCGAACACGTCACCTGGAACCCATGCCGTAACTTTGCGGCCAGGAAAGGTTGCTCGAATGAGCATTGATATGTCGGGGATAGCGTCATTAGGTAGTAATGGAGAAATCCAGTCGGCCAGAACGGTAAGAAACTGTCCGTTAAGGGCGCATAGGACGGCTGTTGTTTCAGTGCCGGTAGAGTTGCATCCCAATAGAAGTACGGCGTCCCGCGCCAGCTCGCCCCCTGGATATATGTTGGCGTCGGAGAAGTCGCCGTATATTGGAATTCCAGAGAAAATTCGGGGGATGTACGCGAGCGCATTGAGTATGTCTTTCTTCCCGCTTGGGAAATTTAGGATCTGACTGACAAGTTGTTGATGCGCGGCCCTGCCACCGACAAGAATAATATCACCGGCCATGAAGAACGGACGCAATCCCATGATGAACTGCGCCTTGTCCCGATCCTGTGGGGCGTTGAGTGTCTTGAGTTTTAATGACCGGCCAGTCAGTAACATCCTAGCTCGGATCGGTTGAAGCAACCAGTTATCGAGCGAGTTCTTCTCAATGCTGACCTCGGCCTCGTCATACTTGCTTGACAACTCGAAGGCCCCTGTGACTATCTCGTCCGGCTGCCAATACTTACCGCCTGACTCATGCACGTAGATCCTCGTCCCGATCTTGCTCGCCACCACGTAACCGGACTGATCGGACGTCTTTACCTCGACGGTGCGCGCCGGGTCCATCACCACCTTGCGCGGGGCGTACATTCGCGGCGCTATGTCCTCGAAGCGAAGCATGGACTCCTCGAACGGCTTACCCTGGGCGCCAAGCCCGATCAGCATGTACTCCTGATTGAACCCCGACAGGAAACCTTCCGCAGCCATCTGGTCACGGGTCTTCCTCACATACTCCATTGGATAGCGATCCGGCCAGAGTGCGACCGTGGCAGGGTTGTCAACCTCGCCGTCACAGATAGGAAATATCCCGTTCGTCCATTGCTCGGACTTCCGTGCCCGGTTCATCATGCAGTCGTCAGCTAGTGGCGTTCCTGTAATTCTGATCTTCCGGCAATCCTTGTCCATCGCTGGAATCAACTCGATATACAGCTTGTTCCAGTTGGCGGTCACAGTAGCTGTATCTTTTACCGACGTTTTATTCTCGATATCATCCAGATACGCCCGGTCAGGCCGGTAATGAAGATGCTTATAGCCGCGTATTTCTTCCTCCCATCCATGCGCCTCGATACATACTCCGTTGGGTAGGATGATTTTATTCTCCGACCACGCAGTGCCTCCTGTCTGCTTACCGAACAGATTATAAATCTTCATGTTCGTTGTCAGCTCGTGCTTCATAGCGGCGATACGCTGGCAAGCCTTCGTGTATGTCTCGCCGAAGATCAGAAGATAGTTGAAGTTCTTAAATAACGCTTCGATCAGCAAAAACTCCTCGGACAGTGTTGTCTTGGCGCCTTCCCGGAAAGCACTGATCGCTACGAACTCATCCGCTGATCGCCACATGTCAATCACAGAGATATGGAAGGCTGGGCTTGCCTGTGGATGGCGATGCGGGAAAAGCATGGCTGATGCTAGGGCGCGATCCTCAGATATGTGTCGCAATGTTAGTTCGTTACTCATGGCTCATTCTCCTATGGGTGGGAGTATGCCTTACTCGGTAATTTGTGGGTCATTTTTTATATTGCGGACGGGGAATGGGGTGGTCCCACAACATCACCCCCGTCCGTGGCCCCCGGCCTGGTCCCCAAGTTACGCGCGCATCGCCGCC